CTCCACCATTACCTGAAGGTTGAAATTTCTGTGAAGCAATAGCAGCTACCTGTGCTGCACCAGCTACACCCATTGCTACCATATTTGCAACTCTTAATGCTTGTGGTGGTGTAAAATCTGTAGTTTCTGCTGCTGCTTTCATAATAGCTCTAGAAGTATCTATTAACACAGTTGTAATTGCTAATGCTTTATTTAATTGAAATGCTCTTTTTGCATTCTTTTCATTACTTGCTTCAAATGCATTAATTAATTGCTGCATACCATTTAAAACATTTTGTTCTGTTTCTAATCTGTAATTATCTAAATTTTCTTTATCCTTTTCAATTTGATCATAAACTTTTTTAGCAGCATCTACCAATGCATCACCAAAACTTTTTTGTTGCTTTAATAATTCATCATTTGTATTCTTATCATTTTCTAACCTTTTGAAATTAATTTCTTGCTGAAAGTTTAATAGTTCTTCATTTGCATCTACATATGCTTGTGTGCCTTCTTTATATTGATCTCTCTGTTTAGTTAACCTTTCTACACCTAATTCTTCTTCTAAATCTATTGCATCTCTTTCTAGTTGTAACCTTTTGATTATATCATCTTCTAGTGATGCTGTAAATTCTGCTTCTGCTATCTTTCTTTCATCAATACCATCTATAACACTTTGCTCAAGTTCTATCTTTTCTCTTAATAATGCATTTGCATTACTATCTTGTTCACTTCTGAAACCTTCTATTTGTGCTAGTACTGCTTGCTTTTCATTTCTAGCTTCTAATAATGCAATGTAGTTTTCTTGGTTATCATTTAGATTATACTGTTCTTGTGCTTGTTTAATTTGTATATTAACCTGCCTTAACATTGCTTTTTCTTGCTTATCTAATACATCTTTAAGATCATTGTTGGCCTGTATTCTTTCTTCAATGGTTTTAAATTCATTATCTCTAATTTGCCTTAACTGTTCTGCTTGTATATCATACTTTTCAATTAAACCTTGTTGTTTAACAGCAGCTATTTCAGCTTGCTTGGCTAATTCTACATTTGCTTTTGCTTGCTCATAAGTTTCTGTAACTGATTCTGCAATATCCTGAACAAAACCTTTAACTGCATTGTTTGCTTCTTCTACAGCACCCATCATTTTTTTGTAGCCATCTGTCATTTGTTTAGTAGCTGCATCTAAATCTTTAGTTAATGATTCTGCTTCTTCTGTATCACCTGTGAATTCATTCCAAGCAATACGCATTTCAAGTATTATTCTTTTAAAGTTACCTGCTACTAAATCAAACTGGCCACTTAACTGATCTACTAGATTATTCTTTATTTTTTTAGCACCATCAGCTATGCTACTAGTAAATGTATCCCAAGTAGCAAACATAGAACCACTATCATCTTCAAACTTCTTTGCAAACTTTGAAAAACCTATTTTCATTGATTCTACAGAAGTATTGAAAAAATCTGTTACTTCTTGTGATGCACCAATTACATCTCTTAAACCATTAAATGCTGCAATAGCCAAACCTATACCTGCTGCCTTCAACGCTAAACCTACACTTTTAATACCACCAGCTAAACCTTTTGAGGCCTTGTTCATATCCTCAAATCCTTTAGTAGCTTTATCTGTAGATACTTTTACTTCATTTTTTAAATCCTTTATTTCAGATTGTAAACTTTCTACTTGGCTAACTGCTTTATCAGTTTTTAATATTAATTCAATTATTTCTTGCCTTGCCATTTTCTATTTTTATTTGATTCAATCCTTCTTTAATGCTTAATGGTACTTTGTTAATACCTAGTGCTATATTAATATGCTTATCATATAGCTTATTTTCTTTACAAAATTCTAATGCTTCTAAAATTATTTTCATATTTTATTAATTAGTTCTAATTCTGTTTCACCACTTTGTAATTTTGTTTTCATACTGTTAATAGTGAATGATCTTGTGCCAATTATTATAGTATCATCTAAAGACAAATTAATTAAAACTTTTAGTGGTAAAATAGCTTTAAATTTAAAAATCCTTGATTCTTTTTTATATAATCTTGTAATATAATTTGTATAATACTTTTGAAATAAAGAATTATTTATTCCTCCAAAATCAGTATAATCATAGCTGTTTACTTCACTACCAAAATTTAAGTTATATGTTGGAGGTGTTGTTGTACTTCCTACACTACTGTAATTATGTGGCATCCAATAGTTAAAAATTGAATATCTTGTGCCTGCTGGACATAAAGCATTTTTAGTATCTGGTCTTGTAGTATCTACAAAATTCATCCCAAAATATCCTGTAGTTTTATAAACTCCATAAAATATAACAGGTTTACTAATTACTGGTTCTTCATTGCTATCTACGTGATATCCATATTGTGTATCTATTGGAGTACTATTTAAACCTATATTGGTTAATCTTTCATAAAGTATGTGTTCTAAATCAGCTTTAACATTGAATTTATTTTTTGTTTTTAAATCACTTTTAAATTCTAAACTACCATATTTTCTATTGTTTTTATTATTATAGGCATCTGCTAAAATTGTTTTCTGTTCTGCATATTCAAAATCTATTTCATTATAAGGTATTACACTAGATATTGTATGTTCATCAATTTTTACATATTCAGTTAAGTTCAATGTATCACCACCATTATAAAAATCATCTAAAGTTTGAACTACTATCTCACCATTAAAATCAACAAATGCTGTTAAATTGTGCATTTTAAATAAAGTGTTTAGAAAATCTAAAACTTTCATATCTGGCATTTGATCTGTAATAACTACTTGTCCAGTTTGTGGTGTTAAGTTTGATGCAGTAGAAGTAAATGTTGCTGTGAAATTATATGTGGTTGGTGTAGGATTAGTATCTATTGTAACAGTATGATCTAAATCATATTGTGCTTGAAATTCAAATGCTTCTTCAGTTATTACCCTTCCTACAATATCACCAGTAAAAAATTCACCATCTTCAAAAGTGTAAGAAATTGTATTTGTTCCTGTTTGATTTGTTTTTTTAGCTAATGTTGTCCAATTTGATGCATCTAATAATTCAATAGTATAAGGAACAGAAGCAAATCCAGTATTTGGAGTAACTTGAAAATCAATAGTAAATTCTATAAATAAAGTACTAGCATTTGGAGTATAATTGTATGTTATAATACCATTCCCTAGAGTAAATCTTGGACTATTATTTGGATCTGTAAGTTCAGTACAATTAGAACCTGAACAAGTATAAGAATCAGAATTTCCTATCCACGTTCCTGCTAAAGCTAATTTACCTTTTCTTCTATGTAGCCACATATAAAGATTATCCATAGCAGCAGAATCAAAAAATTCACTTGTTTTAAATGTTAATGAATATTGTTCTTCTATTGCTTTTATAATATGTTTTGTAAGAATAGCAGGTTTTAAATCTTCAGGTAAAACACCTCTCTGTGTTCTATTAGTTACATTTACTGATATATTACCACCGTGATCAAGGTTTGCTTGTGAATCTGCTATGTATTGCTGTGAATGCGTTATTAATGGATATATAATAGCATCATTATATGTAACAGAATCTACTGTAAAATTTAAGCCACTTTCTAAACCTGATTTAACATTTGCTGTATTATTAATATGATCAAAGTTATTTAGCCATTCTAATTGATTTAACTTATCTTCACCTATTAAATCATTTAATGTGATTGTATTACCAAAGAATGTCACCTTGTACATTGAAGGTTGGTTATTTCTCATTGTAACACTTTCTAATCTAATCTTGCCTTCTTTAAATGCAAAGTGATTTAATTCTATTCTTGCATTTGCTAGTAGTTGATTATCAAAACTCTCCACATCTGGATTAAACCACCACTTAAATATTTTATTATTGGTTTTGCTTGCAGGTAAATTAAATGTTTGTGAATAATCAGTAAAAACCTTATCAATGCTTCTAACATCTTGTATAACTTGTGTTAATGTGATTAAATCCTCTTCCATCAAATCAACAATCACATAATCTTGATCTGCGCTGTCATTTCTTAACTTTGGTTGTATGTATAATATAATCTTCTGCATTATCTAATATCATTAACTAAATTAAATGCCTTTTCAAAGTTCATTGTGTAGTTTATTAACCTATCATTTAAACCTGTTTTATATGTAAAGTTACTATCCTTAAGTGTAACAGGATAAATTACATTTTCATCATCTGTTAACCAGATATATTCACTTACCATTAATTCTTCAAAATATACATTCATTCTTTCATCTACAAAACCACTATTTAATAATATTGATTCTGTACCATTTGCATTGTGTACCTTTTTAAAATGTGCATTTACATTGTAAGTATTGTATGTTATTGTTTCATCACATTCTTCTTCCCTTTCACTATAGGTTACTGTTCTAGGTTTAAATATACTTCTATTAAAAGTTTCATTTCTAGTCTCTAGTGTTTCAACTGATTTTTTATGAAAGAATAGATTCTGTAAAGCTCCCCATCTATTTAAGAAAGTAATTTTATGTACACCAAACTTACATTCTTCTATTTCTTTAAGTGTAATGCTTGTAGCTTCTTCAGTATCATATACTATGTATGCTTCATCATATTCTTGTGAAGTTGTACTTCTAGTTGAGTAAAGTATTTTCTGATTTGAATTGCCATTATCACTAACAGTATCAGTATATATTGTTGTTCCATTTAGCTTCCAAGCAATAGAATTTACTCTTTCTTTATTAAAAGGTAGTACTAGATTACTTCCTTTGTGATATTCATAGTAATCACCACTAATCATTGCAATAGGTTCTGTAATATAATTTACACCTTCTTTAAACTTATTAAATCCTTCTTGTGCTAGATATGTATTAGTAACTGCTGGTGAAATAGCACTACCATCTGTTTCATATCCTGTTACAGTCACCTGCACCCACATTGATTGTGTTTGTGCAGATACACTAAATGTACCATTAAATTTCTGTTCAAAGTGATCATTAACAATTTCACTAATATCAAATGTTACACTAGTTTCATTAGGCAATACTTTCTTTTTTAAAGTGTATTGGCCAAATATACCACCACAAGTAGGTAGTTCACCACTTATACCTTCATAGATAGATATGTTCATCTGAAAGTAATCTATATCATATGTTGGTGATGTATAGTTTGTTGTTCTTATAAAGTATGGTGATCTTGTTCTTATTATTGTACTCATAATTCAAAATTATCTTCTATGTATCCTGCTACTATTTCATCACCATATAAATCTAAACCTCTTTCAAATGGTTTGGTGAAAAACATTGTAGCTCTAATTCCTTTGTTATATATGCTTCTAGCTAGTAAATAGTTTAATGATTTTCTATTAATAAATCTACCTTGCTCATCTCTAGGTGCAATACCTTTTTTAATACTCCACTTATCAAATACACTACTAGGTGGTCTTTTGTTAGTATACTTAAATGGTGATTTACTGCTTTCAGGATAAGTAGATTTAGCACCTTTTACACCCTGATCTTGATACACACCATACTGCTCACTTTCAAATTTTATTTTACTACCCTGTATTTTGTATCCTAAACTTTGGTACAGCTTACCACTAGATTTCTGTCCTTTGCGTGTAAGGTTAGCACGTGATTCTTTGATCACATACTTTGCATACTTTTCTAGTGCTTCTTTAAACTTACTCATTAGCAATATGTCATTTCAGTAGTTGTACCTATATCAAATGTTACTGCCCAGCCAGCTAACATATTATCAAACCTTTCTGTAAATGGTTCACAAGTTGCATCATTAATTAACTCAAAACCATTTCTGTAAGTATCCTTCTTTTGTAATACTCTCATTATTCTAGTTGCTAGTGCTAGTTGTGTGTTTAGTATATCTTGCCTGTTATCATTGCCTAGAAAGTAATCTCTTGTTTGCTCATTACTAATATCAACTAAATCCATTAAGAATATAGTCATATTATGAACTACATAATTATCTTGTATTGTAGCACTATTAACTGTAATGTGGCAAAGTGGATATAAACTCTGCTTCTTTAAATCTACATCACCAATATCACCAAAGGTTACTTCGTGGTTAAATGGTTCTGCTTTAACTACATCTCTAATACTATCTATAACTTTGTAAAAACTTTTCATATTGATTTTATATATAATGGTGCGTGCTTACCTAAATCTTCTTCAATAAATTCATCTAGCCAATCTATTGATTCATCAAAATCTGCATCTTCATCTAACATTAGTAATTCTAAACACTTCCAGTAATTGTAAACAGCTCTAATAGGTTTACTACTAGTAACACCCATAAATGCTTCTTCAAAGCCATCTGCTAGAATTACATACTCGTGTTTATCTACTAGTTCCTGTTCCATTAGCTTTTCTAATATTTCTTCTCTTTTCATTTCTTTTTAAACATCTGTTGTTGTAGATCAGCTTTATCTTTTTCAAATGCTAGATACTGCAAACAACTATGTAGCTTTAGTTGTGTAACCTCATCAAACCTCCTGACATCACCTTGCGCCAATCCATAGATTGACTGATACCAAGACCACTTTTCATTAAATCCAGTTTCTGCTGTGGCAAAACTATTTCCTTCTGATTTGCTAAATAGTTCAGGATATGATTCAATAATTCTTTCCTTAAATTCCAAAAAAAAACTAATGCACTAAATACTATATCTAAACTTACATCTTGCATATCATAAACATCTGCACCTTCATAATCTTCTATTAGGTATTTATCTTTTCTAGTAAATGATATTGGTCTATATAGTACACACATAGCTTTATGCATTAAAGACCATTCAGAAAGGTAATTATCTAAATCAACATATTCACCAAAAGTAATTTCATCTAGTTTAGGTATAAAACCAAATTCTACACCATTGTATTTAAACCTATCAATGAATTTAGGTTCTTCTTTAAATAGGTTGTTTATGGTATTAGTAATGTTATCTATATCTGTTGCTTTAATTTGAAGTACAGTTTTTAATGGTATGTTACAAAAGATTTCTATCATCTTCTGCTTTAAAAAATTATCATCTTCATTTTTATCACTAATCTTTAACCATTTCTGGTATTGTGATAATGATATTTCACTTAATGATTCAGGTATGTTAATTGTAACTTTCATATATATATAATGTAGAAAAAAGTGTAAAGTGTTATGTACAAATTTTATATTTCTTTTCTTATCTTATCTTTTCTTATCTTAATGCTTTAGTAATGCTTAAGCAATGCTTAATAAATGTAGTATTCACCACCACTTTGTAACTGGTAACTAACTGCATATCTCAATGCATCTAATGCGTGATTGTAGTTATCTACAGGTGTTTGTGATTTACGTTCTAACCATACATAGTTGTTTAGTTCTTTGATTAGATCAGTACTATCACTATCTATTACTAAATCATAATCTTGTATCATACTAATACCATATGTTACACTACCTTGTCCTTTGATAGCTGGCACTATATTACAATGTCTTGATAACTCATTTATTAATCTTGGTTCTGCACTATCACCTACTATTAAATCATTACCTGCATACTTTACATTTAAGTTTGCTAGTTCACTTGTGGTTAATTTAGCTTGGTAGAAACACAGCTTTACATAAATAATTTTATTCTCTTTATCTATGCTTGTTTTAACTAATGTACTAGGATCATTACTAAATCCATAATCTTGTCCATAAACAACTTTATTAATATACTTAAACTCACCTATGCTCCAATTAGAATATATAACACCTTCTGCTTTATCTAGCCAAGCACCTTGTATAGTATGCTTAAATCTATCTGGCCTTCTAGCTTGCATACTTTCTATTTGCTGTATGTAGCTAGCACTCAAGTTTTCTTTGTTATCTAAATAGGTTGTGTGTATGTAAGTAGTATCATCTTTTGTTATATTACTACCAGCTTGTACACCTCTACCTTCATACCACCTTTGATATATAAAATGTTCTTTAGTTGTTGGATTCAGTATTAAGATAATTCTATTCTCTTGTGCTTTGTTTCTAACACTTAAATCAATCTTGTCAAATGTATCTTCATCAGTTAGTTCTTCTGCTTCATCCATCACCCAAGTAGTTATACCTTGCAATGATTTGAGGTTTGCTGTTTGATCACCTGATGAGGTTTTAATACCTCTGAATATTATTTTACTACCATTGCCTTTGTTAATGATCTCATCTTTGGTTATTTTAAAATCATCAACCTTATTTAACATTTCAATCTTTTCTATAAATTCAGGTATGATAGATATACTAGCTGATCTTAATGTATATCTAGTAAATAGTATGGTATGGCCTGCCTGATATGTTAGCAGTAGCAGTATGGTATTTATAGCAAATGATTTGCCTGAACCTCTACCACCAGTAATAATAAAATACCTAGCTTGTGATTCATTAAATACTAGATACTTATTGTGTAGCTTTAATTCCTGCAATTAGTTTTCTAAAATCGTGGTTAACTTGCTCTGTAGTGTGCATATCTACAGTATCCTTTAACTTGCCATAAACATTATCCATAATAGAATTAAAAGCTGCTACATCTTGCTTTTCAATAGCTTTGGTTATCATAGCTTGCACCATTCTGTATTCATTAGATTGCCATACATCATTTCCTTCATCATCTTTTACCTGCACCATCATATCTAGCATTTCACGAATTATTGTGCTTCTATTCTTACTTCCTTTTGGCCTGCCAGCAGGATTTCCACTCTGGCCTTTCTTAAATGGTATTAGATCTTCTTTGCTCATTATCCTGTTCTGTATTTATTCTGTTTTTTATATCTTCTTCATATTGATTAAGATACTCTCTTAATTTATCTTCAGCTTCCTTCTTCAGCTTGTGTTTCTTGTTCGTATTCATACTCATTAAATAGTTTTCTCATTGTATCTACTAGTTCTTTTACACAACTACCACAAGTGGACATTTGTCTTTGTTGATTGAATATTCTATTATGTATTTTTAATAGTGCTGATTGTTCTGTAGGGCCTACTCTATTATTAATATGTTTAAATATATCTTTAAGTGTTTCATATTCTTCTGCATTTAAGCATTCAGGTTTCTTGTATGGAAATAGTTTATTTAGTTTTTCTTTTCTTGCTTCACATCCACAATCTACACCTAGTTTATCAAACACATAATCTACACCAGCTTTTATGCCTGTTGCTTTTGTTATCTTTTCTATTGTATCTCCTAATCCTTTACTTTTCATATAATTTTTTTTTAATGTTCTTCTTTGCTCTTTTAATTGTATTATATACTGTTACGTGACCTAATCTAGTTTCTTTAGCTAACTTTCTAATACTGTTAAATTGCTTAACGTATAACGTAAAAAGTTTACGATCAAACCAATACATACCATTAAGTATATCTAGTACCTTATTATTAAATTCTTCTAGTTCAAATTCATTTTCTTCAACTATGTTTTTTATTACTGCATTTTCATCTTTAGGTATTCTGTTTTCTATGTTTGCATTTTCTTGTATAATTCTTAATAAAGTTCTTTTTATTATACCATAGTGTGGTTTATCATTTATTATTAGCTGCTGTGTTTCTAGTTTGCCATCGTGTACTTGTTCATATAGTTTAATGTACATTTCTTGTACAACATCTTGTACAACTTTTTTATCTTTCTTATATAGTAAATTATTTGCAATTTCACAAAAATCATTATGAAAAAGTGCTAGGTGTTCAAGTATATTATTTAGTTCTAGCTTCTTCAACTTCTATTAATAAGTTTACAAAATCATCTAATTCTATTGCTACATAATCTCTTTCAAAGTTTTTAGTAAAACATACTACTGGCATCTTTGCATTACCTAAACAATCATTTCTACTTTGTTCTAATGCTTTCCATATGTTTAGTTTCTCTTGGTTCTTGCATTCCCAATTAAACTCACTTAATATACTATTATCATCAATGCATAGTATATCACCTTTCATAGATAATCCACCACTATTAGGCGTTCTTCTAATATTAGCTTGTAACTTTTCAGCTAGGTACTTTGCTACTTTTAATTCAAACCTTTTGCCTTTTTTATTAGCGTTCATCTTTGTGTATTTGAAAGTGTTCTCTAACTGCTGCACCTAGATCAGCATTATTAGGATATATTGCACATAAGTATTTAATACCATTTACCACAGGTTCATAAGGATGTGTGTAGTACTCTTTAGTTTGCCTTAATTCATTCAATGTTCTTTTCTTTGCCATTTCTTAATAAAATAAGTTATTAATGTTATTGGTAGCCATATAGGTGTTAATATTAAACCTATTAATACTGCTATGTAATCAAGTATCTTTTCTTTCATAGTAACTACTACATATTGCAACTGCTTGTTCTTTGCTCTTACCTTCTTTTATAACTTCAGGTATACACCTCATCATAAAATCTTTTCTAGTTTCTCCTGCTTTTGGTTTAGGCATATTCTTATCTATTAAATAAATAATGTGTTAACATACCACCAAAGAATGATACAACACACACTACAAACATTACATAATATATATAATCTAAATTTATCATATATAAATTCATACTATACAAAATTACTAATTTTTTTCTTTAGTTGCTGATTCTGTTTGTATGCCTTGATATTGTTCTGTTCTGCAATTAGGTTTTTCTTCTGTAAATTATCTAATGCAGCTTGCAAAAAACATATAGTAGAATATGCATCTATTAATGTATCTAATGCTTCTTTCTTGCTATTGGTTGCCTGTTTTTTAATGTTTTCTTGTGCTTGTAGTATAAGTATCTGCAACTTGTTCTTTGTTATTGTAATATCTATTGTATCCATTATTGTTTTTTATCCTCCATATATAGTAATTCATCACCTAGCTTTTTATCTAGTGTTTTAATTAATCTATATATTATTAAACTTCTTCTTTTAGCTTCTTGCTTTTCTTCTGGTGTACTATCAGTACCTAGATTTGCATATAGGTTACAATCTATTCTTAATAGTTCATCAATCTTTTGTTTATCACTCCAACTTTTATAACTCATAAAAGTATCTATGTTATCATATCTATATTTCATATTTATTGTTTTAATACATTTAAACCACCTATTGTAAAACCTAATCCTTTATTATAATCAAAGCACAAAGGTTTATCTAGTGTAGGTGTGCCACCAGTTTCTTTATCCTTAATTTTTTCTACTCTAACTTGTGTTAACATCCAGCTTTCAGGTGAATTAATAAACCTGTGTATAGATAGAAATGAATCACATCTATTAGCAAACACTTGGCCACCTTCAACATCACTCTTTCTAGGTGGCTGTATGTAACCAGCATACTCGTGGTTGGGTGG